CCTCTTCCTACCGGACTCCAAGAAAACCAGTGAGTCCTTCAAGGTTCACCATTTGGAACACTCCTTCTCCTGCTCGTGGGTTCAAGACCCCTGCTGCCAGCCCCTTCATGTCTACTGGGAAAAAAAGAAGAACTCCGACTTCCATCATCTCCAGGAACCCTGCTCTTCGTGGCTTTGCTCGAACCGGAGGTGTCTATGGTCGATTCCAACCATCCGGTGTTGAAACCAAGTTCGCGGACATGGACTTGAGTGTTGTTGGAGTTCCCAACTCTGCCAATGCATTTGGCTGGTCAACCCTGAACCAAATCCCCGTTGGTGATGGTCCCAGTGCGAGAATCGGGAGGTCCATCACTATCACCTCCGTCCAGGTTCAATACGCTCTCGACATCCACCACACTGAGCAGAATGCGATCTATCTTCGTTTCATGATTGTGCTTGACAAGCAGTGTAACGGAGCAGCTGCGACTGCGACCGATATCATGAATCGCAATCACATCCTCTCCTATCGCAATCTTGACAACACCGAAAGGTTCGTCGTCCTCAACGACAAAACAATCCGGTACTCCCCCTCTGCTCTCTCTCAGGCAGGATACGTGCGCTACCAAGGTCCTACTATCCAAAGCGTCTACCGGAAGTGCAACATCCCTATCACCTACGACAACTCTGCGACGAGTGGAGTCATTGCAACCATCAGATCCAACAACATCCTCATCTTCGCCTGGATTTTTGGCCAGCAAACAGCTCTCAACGATTTCAAGTGCATCGGTCGTCTTCGATATCGGGATGACTAATCATGAGTCATCAGCCCTTTCCCATCCGTGAACCTGTCCGGAGGACTATCCACCAGCCGTCGCGGACCGGAGCGACTTTGGAGCGGCAGGGGAGCAGGCCTATCATCCTAACACTTGGTCAATAAACCTCATTTCTCAAAAACCTTTTTTCACGCAGATGTCGATGTCACGCAGGCTTCGTCCTTCGAACTACGATAACTTTCTTGATGATTGTAAAGTCTATGATTTCACGTTCACCCAACCTCTCACTGTTGCCCCAGGGTATTCCGCGGTCTACTCTCTCTGTCAGATTCCTCGTGGGAGGAATGATGGCGAGCGTATTGGTAGAGAAGTCGTGCTGAAGCGCCTTGTCCTCTCCTACTATACTGAGGCTCACAACAGTGATCCTTCATGTCCCTTTGTTCGCACGCTTCTCTTTCTCGACACTCAGTTTCGAGGGACTATCGTCACTCCTGCGCAGGTTCTTCAGGCCAATTCAATTGACTCCCCTGTCAACAAATACAATCGAGATAGGTTCTCCATCCTATTTGATGACACTCAGAACCACAGCATCTCAGCTGTCAATGGAGTCATCTACGAGCATCAGACTCCTCCTCTAACTCGCATGTCTATTGACATGAACGTTCGCATCAACTGGACCTCTAACCTTGGAGCCGACATCAGGGGCAATAACATTGCTATGGTGTTTCCTGTCAAGGCCGCCACCAACCTCACCCAGATGACCGTCTATGCAAGGCTCTTCTATGTCGATGACTGATTGGCCAGAATCTGGATTCCTGTTCTATTGGCCAAAAACTGGATTCGTGTTTCATTCGTCAATAAAATTGCGTTCTGTAAAATCCTTGGAAAATTCTAAAAAAAACATGGGTATAAAAGGTTGGGGGTGGCTGGTACAGCAGTATTACCACCCCCAACCTCTGTCCCAAAAAATCAGATGTCCTCAGCTGTCGCTACCAATGCTCAGACACGCGCCTGGGTCTTCACCCTCAACAACCCCGAGAGAACCTCTCCCATCCCTCCAACTGAGGATCCTCTCACGTGGGGGGCGACCTACGTCGTCTTCCAGCTCGAACGAGGGGAATCAGGAACTCCCCATCTTCAGGGCTACTGCCTCTTCCCTTCGAACCGTAGGCTCGCAGCTCTCCGTCGCCTCGCCCCCAAGGCCCACTGGGAACCAAGACGTGGATCCCATGAGCAGGCCCGCGACTATTGTCGCAAGGAGGAGGGCCGCGTTGATGGGCCTTGGGAACAAGGAGAACAACCCGCCCCTGGAAAACGCAACGATCTGACTCTTGCCATGGCCGACGTCAAGGCAGGAATGTCCGAGAAGGACATCGCCGAAAAGTATGGTGGCACTTGGGCCCGAAACTATAATGCTCTCCAAAGATATCGTAACCTTGTAACTGACCATCGAAACTGGAAGACTGAAGTCACCGTTCTTTACGGTGCAGCAGGGACTGGCAAGTCACGCTACGCTTGTGAGAATCATCCTCGAGCGTATCCTTTCCGAGCAGGGGACTATTGGTGTGGCTACGACGGTCACGCTGACGTTGTCATTGATGACTTCACCGCGGGATGCATGCGCTACGGCCATGCGCTACACGTATTCGACCGCTACCCCCTCATCGTCGACGTCAAGCACGGCAGTGGACCTTTCCTCGCCCGGAGAATCATCATCACCTCCAACACCCCTCCTCACCTGTGGTACCCCAACTGCAGCCCTGACGCCCTCCTTCGAAGACTTGACAACATCATCTACGTCAGTCTTGCAGGCACCCCCCACGTTGTCAAAGGACGACTCGAGTATCCGTTCGTCGGCACCCCGTCTGTCTCCTCCTCCTACCTCCATGCCCCTGCCGGTGCCCCCGCCTCCTCGTCAAGTTCCTCGAGCTCGGAGACCAGCTCCTCCTCCTCTGATGGATCTCACGGGTCGGCTCCACTATCGCTCGACCGAGAAATCGGATCCCGGTCCTCCCTTCTCGTCGGCCCCACCCACTTTGAAACCCCACGTGGTTTCGCTCCTCACTCCTCCGCCTCAGGACTATCCCGACTCTCCTCCCCCCGAGGATCTCCCTTCCCACCTCTCCATGGAGGAGTCGCCACCACCTCGGAAGCTTCAGCGCCTCGACGCGATGATCGAGAGCGACCTCCCGTCATCATCATCGAGCTTGATGACTGATGAGCTCCTCGACGACTCTGACCTCGAGTTCGACGAGCACGACCAAGAGTGCGACTACTATTGCGAGTCTTGCTTTTGCGTTCCTTGCCTCTGCTACGATGCGGATGAAAGCCAAGTTGACCCCTTCGAATAAATCATTCCTCAAAAACCATTTTGCGACAACATGTTTTCTCCCTCTTCCTACCGGACTCCAAGAAAACCAGTGAGTCCTTCAAGGTTCACCATTTGGAACACTCCTTCTCCTGCTCGTGGGTTCAAGACCCCTGCTGCCAGCCCCTTCATGTCTACTGGGAA